GGCTAAACCTACTGCAACAATTTGAGGAATGTGAAACCATTCAAGAAATGTCCAAACGCCAACAGCGAAAAGACCACACATGATTGATTCAGCAAAATCCCCTTTCCCTGCTTTCTTTTTTGTTCGTAAATAAGCCATAACGAACCCCATAAAAAATGAAGTAACTGCTGTTCCAAAAGTATCAATTAACTCTTGAATCCATTTCCATAAATCCATGCCACCCCCTGCTTTGGGCATAAAAAAACACCCTATTTGGGTGCCTTTAATTCGATAAAGTTAAGTTTCAGTTGTTGCTTGTGTTATACGTGTTGAATAATTCCAAGCAGTTTCTTTCCATACGTCTCGTGCGGCTACTCTCACATAATATGTAGTAGTCGATTGAAGTTTATTGATGGTGCAAGCATTTTCAATACCCGTCCAACTTGCCGTCATTATTTCAGGATCAAAATTAGCATTTGTACTTACCCACACTTGGTAATCTTTCAAGTCAGGAACTTCACTAGGAATCCATGTAACTGTAATTGAATCCTTTGTTGCCGATGTATAAACATTTAATAACTGTGGTGGTACTGGATTACTGATATTTAGTTCAGCAAAAGAGCTTGTAACACTGCCGTTTTTACTTGCCACACGAACTGTATAGGAACGTTTGACACCATCAACCTTAGCCTCTTCGGTAGAGTAACTATAATCGGTATTTGTTGTTTCCACGGTTCTCAACAATGCCCCACCAGACATAATCTGAACAACATAACCAGACGCACCTACAATATTCTGCCATTGAACTTTGAAACTTGTTCCAACGAAAGGTGATTGTAAAGAAAGCCCCTTTACACCTGACGGAGTGCCACCAGTGATCGTATGACTGTATGCAGTTACTTCATCCAAAGTTTGTTCTTTTTGCTCTAACCCATTAAAGCTAGTGAATTTTAAATAAACCTGTTTCCCTATAAGATTTTTATTAAAATCATATTCAAACAATGCTTTATCAATTCTTACAAAAGGTTCACCTGCTAAATGTGTTTGAGCATTATTGAATCGACCTCGGTGTAAACCACTTAATGTATATAAGCCTGAGCCATTCAGAGTTGCTTCGACATAATTGACGTATTCATCACCAATTTTACAAAGTGTTGCATCAACCTGTGCCTCTTCATTCGTTCCACTGAATAATTGACTCGAAGTGTTTAATTGAACTTGAAGAGAAGTATCAGTCGTATTAATTCCTGTGGTTAATGTGCCATATCGAGCTGAACCATAAATTGTGCCTATACGCTCATAAGTTGTATCATCTAGACTTACCCATACATTGCAACCACCCCAATTAATGCCACCAGATGCTGCTACCCAGATCTGGTTAATACCGTTGGTCATATCTAAAGGTGGTTCAAAAATTACAGGTGCATTCACATTACCTGGTTCTTCATTACCACCTTGATACCCATTAGATGACTGCAGATCATATTCAACAGCTGATCTTGAACCAATTGCCAACTCCTCTGCTGTAATTGTCAGCATGCCGTCTTCATCTTCTTCAACACGTGTAATTCGCACTAAGAATTGTTCTAAACCTAATGATTCATCTGTGATTGCCACAATATCCATGGGTTCTAAACGGCAGTACTTCCAACCGAGATTAAACTCATATTCATTACGGACATATAAAAGTCGTTGCAAACGTAATTGAACTGCATGCCGTGCGATTTTTGGTTCACAGAACATTTCTAGTTTTACAGGATCTTCCGTGCGTAGACCGTACATCTCAATGTTTGCTTGGTCTTTTGCCTCTACGGTTTCTGTATTGTATTGATTGAAACGGTTTACATATTCGATCTGAGTATGGTTAAAAGCATCTGTATCACGGCTACGGCGAACACGTACAGGTTCATCTTCACCAATAAAATCGTCATCTGTTAAATGGTATACAGGTTCTAAATTTGGTGTAAATGTATAACCATTTCCTGATATAGCTGAATCACCAAAAGATCGAATTTTTAAACCATCAGGGCTTGGTACTACAGCACAATTAACAGCTTCAACAATTTCATTAATAATTTCATGCGCTTCACGTTGTTCAGTTAGTGCGGGGCTGATCAATAAATTTGCTGCAGCACAGTAGGTCCTGAACTCAGATAAATCATGCATGTTCAAATATGGTGATGCACCGTAACGTGGATTTGTAATCAAATCTTCAATTACATCTGCTGGGTTTGCATCATGAATCGTATCTGAAAATGTAATGTAACTAATGACTTCAAAGTTATGATTCGCAAGACTTGCACTTCCTCCCAATTCATAATTGGCACATGCTACATATCCGAGATAAGGATAGTTAATAGCCTCGTCAGGATGTTTTGTCTGCAAATATCCCCAAATGGGATTTTCATTACCATTAAACAGTTCAAAGCCAATCTGATCGATTGGTTTTAATTGAACACCTTTTTCAGTTTTTGCAACTATTTGCTCTTTATCACGCCAAATAATCCCAATATCTTTAATTTTATTTTCACATAAACCAAGCATCAAAGAAGCATAGTATGTATATGTTGTATTTTTTGTTTTCGAGCTACCACCTTTCCCGCCCGACTTTGTTGTAGTTGTCTTTGCTATTGAGTGAAAGTCACCATACCAAAACATATTCGCCGCCATGCGGTTTTTACCATAAACCAAAGGCTGACAAAGACCATAAGCTGATTGCTGCACACGCATTGAGTTAATACGCGTATCTGAAGTACTCATGGTAGAACCGCCGAATAATCCACCCATACTATTCTTTTAGCCTCTTCATACGATAAAAACCCGCAACACGGCGGGCTAAACTTCCTTTTGTACCATCTTGAATAACGACACCAATTCCAAGATATGAATGAATTATTGTTGGCCATTCAATCACAATTGCGCCATGACTCACACATTTACCAATCTTATAAAGGACAATATCACCCGGTAGCGGTTCTTCGACTTCAAAGCACACACTTTTGATGTGTTCTAAATATCTTTCACCCATTTGGTGCATGTGCCAATCAGGTGGATAAGGGCGTGGATCTAGGTAATCCATCAATCCTACTTTTTCGTAAACTTCACAGATCAACGTGCCACAATCAACGCCTACACCTTTTACTCGCCCTTGGTGATGATATGGCGTGCCTAACCATGTTTTTGCCTCTTCGACTGCTAAAAGAGCTATTTTACTTACATTCATTTTCACAATTCTCAGCCAAAAAAACCTCAGGTTGTGATCTGAGGTTTGGGATTAATTTTAGATTTCCAAAATTGTAAGTATTCCAGTCTTGTATGCACCTGTATCAATAAAATAGCAGTTATGTTTTACAATTGGATTTTTCACAACTGTATGTCCCAAATAAACCCGATCAATATTCGAAATCTGACAATATTTTCCAGATCTATCTTCAAACCGATTTCTTGACCAAATTGCCTGACTGAAAGCGAAAGTAATGTCATCATTGTCTAACTGTTCAAATGATGCTTTAAAATCAATCCAATTGTTTTGTTCAATATTTGCATGTACGAATCCTATCAACATGCCCTTATGATTAATTTCAAGATATGGAGGTAGATCTTGAAACAGTTTTACAATTCTTACCTGTTCTTTTTCGGGAAGTTTGTAAAACCATTCACCTCCATTTCTATCATCTTTATGAATCTGCTTAATTTTCGGATTTAATAACCCATCAATACACATTTGCTCATGATTTCCCCTTACTGCTTTAAACCAAGGTTTATCTAGCAATTCTATGCACTCTAGACTTTTTTTCCCCCTATCAATCAAATCACCTACAGATACGAGAAGATCATTCTTAAAGTCAAAACCTATGCTCACCAATTGACGGCATAGGTTGTCATAACACCCATGTAAGTCCCCGACTACAAATAATCGATTTAAACTCATTGCAAAATCCTTACAGCACATTCATCAAGATTTACTGGTGCACCAGAATTATCAATGTGAGTAATCGTTACAACTCCAACAGCTAAACATTCAGCGGTCATTGTTGTTCCTTGTAGTGGCATTTGAAAATCTACTGTGTATTTAGTCCCAACAGTAGCACCTGCCAAATTCAATGTAGTCGTTTGACTTGTTCCGCTTGCTAATGATGGAGGATTCCAAAGCTTTTGAGCCAATACACCAGATGCTAAATATCCATATTTGGCATCAAGATATTTAATTCGTGCAGTCAACCAAGCCATAATCTGATAAATACCGCCAAAATCCTTTGACGGTATATCAACCCATTTCTCTTGTTCTTGCTTAAATAAATCAATGCTAAATTTAGACTCAATATCACGATTTAACCGATATACAGATTCTGTAGAAAAAACTCCATTATTACGCAGTTGAGCATAACGCTTAATTACATCGTTTAAAATTATTGGTCTAACAATCGGAATAATATTGTTTGCATCCCAATTCCAATTTGTATCATACCCAAGACCAGTACCAGCCCAATGAATACCGAATGTCGTATCCAAGTCATATGGCATCCAGCAATATTTAGTACCATCCCATGTTGTAAGAATAGAATTTTTGTCGAGCAAATCAGCAGCTGCAGTGAACTCAACCAATAAATACCAATCTACAACATTGACCCGATCATAAAATTTATCAAACTGAGCAGTCCGCTGATCTATTGGTAAGCGGTGAAAATCCCATAAAGCCTGCATCGATGCAACGACTGTTGGATCTGTGATCGTTGCGCCCTCCTCATAACCACTTAGTTTAGGATTACGCAACCCTAAATTAGCATAAGGAGGAGTTGCAGCTGTGAAATCTACACCTCCACCCAATAGTTCAAATTGGACATGCTTTTTGTTGTCTTTACTCAGATTGTAGTTATCACGTTTTTTTTCGATATTTAAAGTACCAATACCGTAGAAAACACCATTTAATCGTACCAGTGCTGGATAACCGTCAACATGCCCTGTAGCACCTGTATCATTTGATTTTGTACCCAACTGGCTTACATAGGTACGATCTACTTCACGTTTAGGAAAACCAGTCCGCGTTTGAACCATTTCTTCCCACAAACGGTTACAAATAATGTTACGACTATGCGTAGCATCAATATAGTTTGCTTTCCAAACAAGCTCTTGTTGTGGAATTAAATCACCTAACTTAATTGTTCGTTCTGTAGAAAATGTATCATCTGTAAAAAATCCGAAACTAAAGTTCTTTTTAGGATATGCTGCGGAACTACTTCCTTGCACCGCATACTGAACCGAACTTTCCGTTACTACTCCATCTACATTTAAAATTAAACGACAATTAATTGATCCTTGCGCCTTAGACTCAGGTGGAAAAACTGCGTCAGCATATATATCGATCTGGATAATGCTTGTCGGTTTTGGTAATACAAACATTGTATTTTTTACGACATTTGCATTAACTGGCTTTACCTTTGTGCTTAATTTATTCTTGCGATTTTTTACGACATAAGGATTAGATAATTTTGACCAGAAAGGATCAGCACGATGAATGCTAGTGATAGTAATATAGCCTTCATGTTCAGACGTATAATTGATTTTAGCTGCTCTAATACCCTGTGAACCAAAATATGGAATTGTATAAACACATTTAAAAAAATTACCATTATAGTCATACAAGTTAAGCACACTCATCAAGCCACTAGGTTCATCTGTGTCAACTACAGCCTCAAATGTATCCCCATGCTTAACAGCAATTTTTCCTGTACTTTTGTACGCTGACCAATATTCTGGTGAGGTGGCTTGATCAAACATCCACCCATCTTGGGTATATCCAGTTCCTGGTGCCAAAAATGGAATAATTTCTTCAATTTTATCTGCTGACAATCTTGAAAGATTATCGTCTCGGACAAATACATTTTCCTGAGGACGACTCCATGAAATATTTTGATCCGTTCCCGCAGGTGTTAATACTGCCTTGAGTTTTAACCCACTAACATAAGCTCTATTCGCTGGGTTTATTGAACAAAAAACAATGTAGCAGCGTTTATCTGCAGTATAAGAATATTCAAATGGGTATGAATCACCAGGTTGATCTGTATTTTTATGAGATTCAACAAAATTAAAATCTTTATCAAAAATAACCATTGCCGCAATGTTATTGTCTGGATTAAGTACAGTTGTGGCAATTTGATCCCCTACCTCCAAAGGGATAAGACCTGTATTGCGATATGCTGATGTATAAATATCCCCACCACCATGTAGGTCTGGATTTCCATTTAAATCATATCGGCCTAATTCATTAAATTCGATAGTGATAGTTTTCCCTTCACTAAGCATTTTTGAAGTTGCTAAGCGTAAATTTGCAATCATACGAACTACATAACGATCAAAATAGGAACTTCTATCCAATACAGTTAAACTATTATGATTATTAGTAACAGTAGCAAAACGTGTAGGATAGATTGATCCAGCAAATTGAATGGTCGATGCTACACAATAACAATTGTCCGTAGCTGTATATGCATATTCAATTTCTTCAGCATCTTCAGCAGTAATATTCGGCTTAGAAAGATTAGCTACAAGTTTAAGATTCATATCAAAAACTAATAAAGAAGCAACATCTGCTTGATTATTCTTGTTTTGCTGTAAAATTGTGGCTTTAAAAGTAGCACCTTTATCTAAATATACTAAGCCTGTATTTAAGTAATTAACTGAATGAATATCATAATTTTTTGAGCGATCTGATTCACCAGTTTTAAAATAACGCCCCATTACATTGAAAGGGTATGTATTAGGGCGATCTAGATACATGCTTGTTAATGCTTTTAAAGCACTAATTTCATTAAGCATATCTTTATTTACAGACGTGTATGCTTTATCAATATTTTCTTTTGATTCAAGCTCTTCAATGTACTCAATTAAACGTCTAAGAGCATCTTTAAAACCATTTTCGGTGACAGTCGAATCGATAAATTCAGCAACAGTTGGCAATAATTTCATATTTAATTTCCATAAAAAAACCCGCTAAATTAGCGGGTTTCATAAAATTTATACTTAGACAGAAGTTTCAGGGACTGGGATAAATGGTGATCCACGAAACATGGGTTTGTTGTTAAATCGATTAATACAGGTCTCAAGACGTTTATCACAACCTGGATAAACTCTTATTCGCTGACCTACCTGTGGATCTTCTAAGAGTGGTAAAGTCAATAATAAAACCCCTGATTCATGCAGGCGCACAGTACGTTTTAATCCTGCATTACCACCATCCAAAAATTCAACCACACCTTGCGTGAACCAGCCCTGTGGCTGTGTCATATTGCAAATTATTCGAGCTGTTGTGCTCCCTGATTCAATTACGCTTTCAGCCATGTAATTGAGGCGGTTCAAGCCACATGCGCTATCAAATAAGGTATTTGAACAACCTGGTTGATATAAATTCCTTGGCATCTGCACGCTTAAGTCATCAAGATCAGAAGCAACATTAAAATGGATTACGTTTCTATCCAGTTCAGGCTCAATTATTCGACCCTCAAATAATAGTAATGCCCCCGCACTTGTATTTGTTGGCGTATTGATATCCATAAAAATACGTTCTAACTTAAAACGTGCACCATCCATTTGACCGTTATGAAATGCTTGGGCAATAGAAATTAAATTGAAGTCATTTTCATCTGTTGATTCAATTGAAACAGATAAATTATCTACTTCAACACCCAATGACAGATTAAATCCCTCTCTGCTAATAATAGGACCATCAGTCAAATAGGTATTACCATCAACAATCAGGTCGTAATCATAATTTGTGTATCGATGCACTTGATTCTGAACTGTAGTGATAGTGTACAAGTCAGCCATCAAAAACTGATCTGCATCTAACAAAGCGATTAACTGTGCTGAAGCTGCTCTCATATTTTTTTTCCTAATGACCCTACCATTTCGACCTTTTGTGCTTTCCAAAGTTTGGTCATGAAATTGGTATATTGTTGCTCATCATCTTTAAACCGACATCGATAATAAAATGTTCCTGAAATGACCAGGTCTTGACCTAATGCCAATGGCTCGGACAGTTCAATAATTCCATCTTTGGTTAAAGAAACTATGCCTTTGTTCCACATGAAGTTTTCTGAATCACTTAACCACATCGATAAATTTGAATTTCTGTTCCACATATTAGGATTTAGCCCAATATATTGTGGTTCAACATGGCTTAAAGGGATATGATTCATTATAAATTCAGATTCCCACCATCCTAAGTAATCTGCATTCCACATCTGACTTTGATCATTTTTAGACCACATATTTTTTGAAAAATAATTCCACATATTAGGATTTACATAATGTGGAATTGTATTAACTGGTTTATGTGACTTTAATTCTTTATAAATTTGAAACTTGCTCGTTAAACCATCCCCTAGAAACTGGCATTTATATTGATTATCTTCAGACATTTTCAATAAAAATGAATCAAAAGCACCACGGCGTTCTAGAAAGAAACCCTCAAGGGCTTGCAGTTCACCTCTATTTTTCGATTCCCTTAAAAATGCATAAGACATACTTATTTCATATTTAGGAATTCCTTGGTAACTTGCTCGTAGCTCACGACCATTGACTGAGGTCATAATTTTGGTATTAAAAATAGGAGTCTTTGAAAGCTCCCATTCAAGTCCTGGTAATTCAGGAAATAATTCATCCGACATATAAACTCCTTATTTACCGAAATTACGGTTATACCCTTTCAAACCACCAGCCAATTCACGACCATGTTTGCGCATAAACCGCTTAATGTCTTTTGAATCCCATGCTTGAATATTGACCTGTGGCATTGCCCCTATATCACCAGCATATGTTGGTTGTTGAGCCATAGAACCATCACCCATGACAGATTTACCCAATGCTCGAATGGTATTAGCATGTTGTTTAGGTAAAACCATTTCTTCTTCATGCAGTTGAGTCATTGGATTCACACCAGAAGGAATATCATAACCTCCTCGAGCAGATGCAACTTTTCCGACAATTGCAGATACGCCTGCAAATGCTGCTATACCCGCTGCAACACCCAATGCTGGCCCAACAATTGGAATTGCTGAAAGAGCCGCCCAAGCTGCTGCCATCGCTTCCCATGCCGACATCATGATGGATTTGATAACCTCCATGAGTTTTAAGCCTAGTCGAGCGAATACACCTGTTGAAGTTGCTGCGGTTTTCATACCCTCACCAGCAACTACAGCTGTAGTTTGAGCAGTTTGTCCCATAACTTCCGCAGCCGTTTCGGCTTTGATTAAACCTAATTTTGCTGCCAACCGTGGTGCCATACTTGCAACATATTTCTTTAGAGGTGCTGTAATCATGTTTTGAATGAATTCAGCCGCCAATTCAGAATAAATAGCACTCATGGCATTTTTCCATGTCAAGGTACCATTCATCATGGCTTGCATGCCTTGATCCCATAGGTTTGACATTCTGGAAGTTAAACCGCCAAACTTTTTCTCAAAGTCTTTCATTTGAGCATCGCTTATTAGATTTGGTGCCCCGATATCATTAACTGCTTTTTGACTGTCTAATTCAGCAATATTATTACTGATTGTCGCTTGCCCTGCCCCCTTGCCTGATATTGATGATTGCTGATTCTCCAAATCCAATCTGGCTAGTAATCCATCACGTTTAATTTGGTAAAGCTGATCTTCTAACTGTTTTTCAAGTTGAACTTTTTCAACATTAGAAATCCGATCAGCATCCAAAGCGGCTTGAATACGAGCTTTCTCTTGCTCATAAATCCGCTGCGCCTGATCTTGTTTGAATTGAATTTCTTGTTCATAAATAGCTTTGATTTTTTCAAAAGCTTCTAAATTCAAAGCAATGATTTTATCTTGCGATTCTTTTTCGGCTTTTTCTTTGAAGGTTTTTTTATCTGCACTATTTAATGTTGATTTTTCGATTCGATCCAGTTCTTTGGCTAATTCAAGCTGAACCTTTTCCTGCTCTGAAGCATATTTGTATTTCAGATCAAGACGCTCTTTTTCAGCCTTTTCCGCATTTCGTGTCTGCTCTTCAAGGTAACGTTCATATTGAGAATCTGAACTGGATTTTTTACTTCCTTTGACCTTGTCGTTTTTAACCAAAGCTAGATATTTATCAGCATCCGCTTGAGAATTAAAACTGACATGGATATGTCCACCAGTTGCCCGTTTTGATGGATTCTTATATTCATCAAGAACTTGAGCATTTACTCCATTTTTTCCAAGCATAGAACGCAAATCAGAAGAAACTTGGCCACTCTTACTTGAATCTTGCAATCCAAAATCAAGGGCTAAACCTTGATTGTGTTTACTCGATGTACCTTTATGATATAAATCATTAAAGGCAGTGAATTTTGTTATCTGGAATTTATCTTGAATTAAACCTGCTAGATCTAATACACCTTGATGGGCTTTACCACCTGCATACGCCTCAGCACTTTTAATTCGTAGATCAGAATATGTAGTAGGTTCATATTTTGATTCCTTACCACCAGACTTCTTATCATCTTTTTGGCCTGTACCCACACCACGACTGGGATCAAACGTTTTAAGCTGATTTACACTTGCCTGTTGTTTTGGGTCTTTGGGGTCAGGTAGAAATAAGTTTTTAAGTCGCTGTCCACCATTCATTGAGCTATTTACAATCGTTGAACCAGCTTGTGAAATTGCATCGGCAGATTTTAATACACCAGTATTCCAGTCTTGCTTTAGCCACTCAGCACGTTGCCCCATTTTATTGGTGTAGCGTTCTGTAATAGCATCTAACTCACCTAAACCCTGCTCAAATGCTGCCTTAGCACCAGAGAAGTTAAAACTTAAGACATTAGAAACGATATTCCCAAAAGTTTTAAACTTTGTACTTAAAATATCTAACCCGAACTGGATGGTATCCCTAAAACCACCAAATATATTAAGAACCGCTGATATAGCAATCGAAATTGCTTGGCATACTGTGACAATCACAGCGCGTATTGCAGCAAATGCAATCTGAATACCCACCTTCAAACCTACAGCAACTGCTGCAAATCCCTTCAGAGCACCCGAAACCATATCCATGAAGGTGATCTGCTGGACTGAACCATCACCAATGTCTTTTGTTAAATCACTCCAAACATCACTGATAATTCCAAAAGCTTCACCGCAAATATCCATTAAACTTTCAAGAATAGTTACGATCGCTGTAATTGATCCATCTATTGCCTCTTTTGATTTAGTCGCAGATGATAAAAAGTTATTTGCCATGTCTTTAAGACCTGGTGCTAATTCTGCGACTAATCGACCAAGCAAACCTTTAATTGTTGCGCCAATCAAACCTAATGATGAATCGAAGTCCTTAGTAGCTTGTATTGCTTCATCATCAAGAATCACACCCAAATCATGTGCTTGCTTACTGTATTCTTTAAGTTTTGCAGCATTATTTTCCAATAATGGTGAAAGCAGCATGGCATCATTAGCAATTGACTCCATATAGAAAGTCATTTCAGCTTGTGATACGTTCGCTTTCTTCAAAGTTTCATAATATTTACCTAAAATCTGTGGACCAGATAAACCCTGAAACTCTTTGGCGGTAACTCCAACTTTTGGTGCAATTTTTTCGAAGAAATCTTTCATTTCCCCGCCACCAGTTTGCATGAAGTCACCAAACTTATCGTTAACGTCCTTCATAATATCGCCAAGTTTTTCTTGGCTAATACCAACTGATTTTGAAGCAAATCCCCACTCTTGAAATTCTTTAGTGGTGGCATTAGCGAGGCGTGACATATTTTCTATTTCACGCGCATTTCTAATGACTTCACCTGTTAATGCACTAATCTGCATTACCAGTTCACTGGCCATATTGGCTAAGAAATTACCAAGAACACTCGTTCCTAAAGCACCACTTGAGCTACCACCTCCTCCACCTGAACCGCCCCCACCACTACCACCGCCGCCAGATCCACCACCAGAATTAAATCGGTTGCGTAAATGGTCAATACTGGTTTTCAGCCGATCTAAAGAAGACCTTAACATTGTGCTTGTTGCATCAACATTAATAACGGTATTTAAATTGATATTGCTGTGTTGTAGACGGCTAATCGCACTTTGAATCATAGTGCGAGCTTGGTTAAGCTGAGCTGCTAGCAAAGGTAAATTTACTGTTATACGGATAGCACTTGAAAATACAGACTGCAGTGTAGTTGTTACGGTTTGCTTAGCTTGCTGAAGTTCAGTTCTTAACTGAGTTAAATCGACACCTAATTTAACTTTAACTTGCTGATTATTTATCTGATTTAAACGCCGTTGAATCTCATGCACATCAATATCTAATCGCACATTTTGAATGGGCAATGACGATAATCTAGATCTAATTAAATTTTCAGCATGACTGATTTCTGAATCAAGTGATGTTGTATCAACTTTTAACTTGATTGAAGCATCGTCAACAATACTATTTATACGTGATTTGATTGTATTCGCTGCATTGTTTAATTTTTGCTGAACATTACTCATATCAATGTTTAAACTAACATCAATATTTTTAAGAGATTCACGCACCCCATCAAAAGCATTCTTGATCGTATCCGCAATACGATTTATATCTGCAGCTGCAGATTGGACTTTATTAGTCGCTTGATTCATGCCTTCGGAAAGTGCATCCGTAGAGGCTGTGATTTTTACTTCAACTTCGTTAGCCATTACTTTTCCTCAGGCATAAAAAAACCACCCGAAGGTGGTGGTTGTAAGATATTAAAAAGCAATTTACGATGATTTAGGAAATTCAAACTTTTTATATAGCTTCAATGTATTGGTTGTTTTATCGATTTCAATTTTTTCCAGAATCACCCCAACATCCCCTGTATTTGCACGTTTATGATAAATTTCAATTTTTTTTGCGTCCTTAAATTCTTGGATAGTTGGGTACAATACACTATTGAAAAAAAATGGTTTTAGCTCTTTACCATCTACAACATATGCCAGTATTGCATCCCTTAATGTCCTTACTTGATAGTCATCTCTTATATAAGGTCGAGCTTCTTTTAGAGAAAATCCATTTTCAACTAACCATAGTGACTCTAGGTTTAACTTGTAACCAGCACTTACAAAATCCATTCTTAAATTTGGAAACTTGTACGATCCAACAGAGTATAAAGGCACTGCACCCTCATTTTCATATATATCTTTAAATGCACCACTTAAATTAAAATTTCTATATCTTTCATTTTTAAATAAATTTATTATGGATTTAAAGTCATTCGCATTAACTGATAAAACATTGCCATCATATGAAATATTAAATAATGGGCATTCAAGCTTATATTTTTTTTCGTTAGATCTAATGTAATCACCTAAAATTATTTCTTTTGCAGGGTCAGGAAATTTTGCTAAACTTTCTGTTCTAGTAAAAATATAAGCATCTTCATTTACACCAGAAACTTCAATTTGAACTTTATCACAATTGATATTTGTTATTGATGTTAGAGTCTCAGCATATAAAATGTTTGGTAAAAACCCAATCATACAAAGCAAAAATATTGTCTTCATCTCATACCAAATTATAATAAAATTATCAAAACTCTACCCAACCAAGCCATAAAAATCAATCAGGGCAACCGTAGTCACCCTTGTTGAAAGGCATTCAACATTTCTTCTAGATCGTCTTCATCATCATCTTGTGAATTTGAATTTTCTTCAATCCCCATAAATGCCTCTAAAATTCGACAAAGACGCTGAATACCAACATCAGCGGGAGGAAACTTTGTGTGATACTCATTCAATGCTTTGATTCTAGGTAAGTCCATATGATCACGGATGTAATCGTATTCTTTACCTGTAGTCATCATTAAATGAGTATAAAGCTCCTCCCAGTCTATTCCCCCGATTCACCTTCTTG